TTAACTTGACAAAAGCCAAAAAAGAGTATACTGTATAGTTGGACCTGTAGTTCATCTGGATAGAACACTCGGTTGCGGACCGGGAGGCAGGAGGTTCGAGTCCTCTCAGGTCCGCCAAAAGGTCGAATCCCTTCGGGTCCGCCAAAAAGTGTGAATCCTATCAGGCACGCCAAAAAAGAGGTTGACTTTGATTGATAACGATTGTATAATGTATATAATAATTAGGCAATAGAGAGGCAAATAAATGAGAACACAACCACAAAATATAATTGAAAAACTAGAAGCAGACAATTCTCGTCTAGCTAAAGAATCCATTTTAAAAGACGCAATGAACGAAGGACTTGACGAGTTTTTTGAAGGCGTAAAAATGTGTTTAGATCCTTTATACACATTTGGCGTTAAACAAGTTCCTACTAAAGATACTGTAATTTCAGGCCAAGGCTGTGAATGGAAAGTATTTAAAGAACTAGCTGAAAAACTTAAAAATAGAGAATTAACAGGCCATGCGGCACGAGATGCTATTGAGCTTGTAATGAGTTCTGCAACAGCAGAGCAATGGAATGGATTTTATCGTAGAATTCTTATTAAAGACTTACGTTGCGGAGTAAGTGAAAAAACTGTTAACAATGTTGCTAAGAAAAACGGATTTGACAAATATAGTGTTCCAGTTTTTAATTGTCAACTAGCACAAGACTCTGCAAAGCACGAAAAGAAACTTACTGGCAAAAAGATGCTAGAAGTTAAATTAGACGGTGTAAGGGTTTTGACAATTGTTCGTAAAGACGGTAATATAGAACAATTTAGCAGAAACGGAAAACAGTTTATAAACTTCCAACATATTATTGATGAAATTCAAACTGTCGTTAAAAAATCACCGCCACCATATGATTTAGTTTTGGACGGTGAAGTAATGAGCGATAACTTTCAAGACTTAATGAAACAGGTACATCGTAAGAGTAATGTTACAGCCAAAGATGCTATTTTACATCTCTTTGATTTTATACCTTTAAAAGACTTTTTAGAAGGTGGTTGGGATAAATCACAAGAACTTAGAACCCAAATGTTAACACATTGGTACAACGATAATAAAGACGTCTTAGAGCACGTACAAGTGCTTGATCATGAAATAGTAGACCTAGAGACCCATGAAGGACAAAAAACGTATACAGACGTAAACAAAGCGGCTGTAGACGGTGGATACGAAGGTATTATGATTAAAGATCTTGATGCACCATATGAATGTAAAAGATCTACAGCTTGGTTAAAGCTAAAACCATTTATTGAAGTAACTTTAAAAGTAGTTGCTGTAGAAGAAGGTACTGGACGTAACGAAGGACGTTTAGGTGCTGTAATAGTAGAAGGAGAAGACGATGGACACACTTATCACCTTAACTGTGGAAGCGGTTTCACTGACAGTGAACGTGATAGCTTCTGGGCTAGCCGTGATAAGCTCATTGGTGTTTTGATTGAAATTAGGGCAGATGCTCGAACTAAATCACAAGATTCAAAGACTTATAGCTTACGTTTTCCAAGATTTAAATGCTTTAGAGGCTTTGAATCCGGCGAAAAAATCTAAGAATTAAATCCACTTTTACTTGACTTTTAATTTCCTTGCTATATAATAGCTAATGCAACGGTTATTCTTTAAGGAGAAATTTTACGATGGCACGGTCGATTAACTTACGTGGAAGTAAGAAAAAGAAAAAGATCGCTCGACGAACAAGTAACAAGGGCAACGAGCCTGATCTTTCAAACGGTTTGGAAATGTCTGCAAAAGACTTTCATTATGCAAAAAGTAGTGCGTTAGATCATTATCGTTTAGAACATAAGTCTTCTGACTTTAAACCTTGGGTTATAGAATATTGCAAGAATCATAAGAACTATAAAGATAAAGCACAAGCTATTGGTAAATGCCCTGATCATAAATTTAGTTGTACTCTAGGAGCATTATCTAGGCAACTAACTAAAGGTATGCCAGATTTACATCCCGGAGAACAAGAATTTATAGATTCTATGCCTGGATTAATGAGTCCAGCAAGAAAAACAACAGATTGGCTTCATAAACAACTAGACGAATTAGTTCCAATTGGTGAAGCTATTGTTCAAGAAAAGAAAGACGCCGCAGTAAAACTAGTTGGTGGTCCTAAGTTATCTATACAAGATCGTATTAGAATGCAATCCTATAAAATGATGGAACCAATTGATGATTGGTTAGAAGGATGGGTTGAAGAGCCAAGTAAGTTTGATCCGCAAGGATTTAACTTTCCTAAACACTTTGCTGAATTAAAAGTAACACAAGCTCATGCTAGAAAAATAATAGAATTTTATACTGATGAAATCAGTGAATTAGAAGAATTACTAAATCCGCTTTCTAAAAAAGAACTTGCAAAGTTAAGTGAAAGAGAACAAGATTGGGCAGAACAACTTAAAGAAGCATATTTGTGTTATGATAAAAAAGCTATAAAATTAAAACTAGAAGGACTTTTAAACTTTAAAGGTGCATTAGAACTTGTTATTGCAGAAGGTAAAGCTAATCGGAAAACACGGAAAAGAGCACCGAAAAGCAAAGAAAAATTAGTTGCTAAATTAAAGTATGCAATTAAAGACGATAAACTACAAATAGCAAGTATTAACCCAATAGACATTATAGGGTGTGAAGAACTATGGATCTTTAATGTTAAAACACGGAAATTAGGAAGATATCTTGCTAGTAGTGTTGATCCAATGCATTTGGAACGTGATGGTACTGGATTAAGTATTAAAGGTACAACAATTACAGGCTTTAAAGAAGAATCAGTACAAAAGACCCTTAGAAAGCCACAGGAAAAACTTAAAGAATTTAAAGATGCCGGAAAGATTAAACTACGTACTTTCCTCGAAGATATTAATGCTGTAGATATCAAACTTAATGGCCGGATTAATACCGATACTATTATTCTTAAGGCAGTAAGATAAATACTAGTATGAGCACACATGATATAAATGATACTGAAATTCTAGCAGTAAAAAACGGACTTTTACAATTAGGTGAGGCGATCGACACTATTGCTCACAGACAACTTCCTGCACCTGAAATTGCAGATAGAAGTTTAAGTGGCAATAAAATACACGGTGGCAAAATTGCAGATTTCTCAAGTTTAGGAATTCGCGACGAAGCAACAAAACAAACTCTTGTTGTAACCAACGATGGCGTACTTACTGACACACTTACAGTTCACGACCTGCTTGGTGATGTTAAAGTAGAATCTAATCTTACTGTAGGTGGTACTATTACTGCTTCCAGACTAGAAGTAGATGAACTAAAAGCAGATGTTAGAAACGAACGATCAACTCCTTTAATATTTGAATGTACTGAAAACGACGGACCTTATGGTAAAGGACTCATGTGGACAGGATCGGGACATACTAAGCAATTAATAATGTCTGCAAATCCTGATCGTATTTGGTCAAGTGAATCTATTGATTTACACGAAGAGGCTGAATACTGTATAGGCAATATTAAAGTATTAAGTAACAACGAATTAGGCCCAAATGTAGCGACCTCAAGTTTAACAAGTGTAGGCACATTAAGAAATCTTAGAACCGAAGGCAATTTAATAATAGATCAATTCATCTTTTATGATGGTGATCAAATGAGACTCGGTATAGGTACTGATGCTAGTAACGGACAATTAAGTGTTGCAGGTAACGAAGTGGAATTTATTGTCGACCCTGATTATGATTCAGTTAGTGTAGGAACTTATACTACTAGTGATATGAAATTAATCACTGATAATCAATGCCGAGTGGAACTGAAAGCAAATAATCGGATTACAATTGGATCCGATAGTGACAGCATCACAACCATATCTGGAAAATTAGGAGTAGGGGTAAACAATCCTGACGTATGTTTCAGCACATCTGGGCCAATCAAATTTGAAAATAAGAAATTCGAAGTCGGACGAGAAGCACCTGTGAATGGAATCTACGGTAAGGGCGATATTGTTTGGAATTCAGAACCACAACCAACAGGCTATGTTGGCTGGGTATGTATTCGAAGCGGTACACCTGGGATTTGGAAACCATTTGGTGTTATAGGAGAGTAACACCATGAAGAGAGTATATCAAACTACTTTCACCGGATTTTACGTATGGGTGGGACGGGTATTACCGTTAACAGCCTTACTAGGACTATTATTAAGTCTACATTTCAATTTAGATTCTGTAACTGAAATCCTTCAAATGTCAATGGCAGTAATATTTGGAACTATTGCATTTACTTGGTGGTGGTGGGTAGTTGACGCTATCAGTAATCAAAATAAATTCTTTAACGAAAGTTATGATCGTTTTACAGAAATGCAAGAGAATCTAAGAGATATTAAGATAGACATCTCAAGGGTTCAAAAACTACATGTTGATGAATTAGAGCTTCTATCTAAGCAACGCAAAACTCGTCGAAAAGGCAAATAGTATGAAAAAAATATTTTTAATATCAGTTTTCCTGATCTTTTCTACTTCAGCATTAGCAAAAGAAATTAATCCAACAACTATGTTTGCAAGTAAAACAGACTTCTTTCGGAGTGTGTCATTTTGGTCATGGTCAGATATACCTAAAACTATCACTACGTATATGGATACAGATCATGATGGGAAATTAGATGTTGTTTGGGCATTTCCTTTAATTAACAAAGTACCATTAGCTACCTGTACAGTTGGTGATGAACCTATAGAACAAAAGGGCACTATGACATTTTCTACTTGTCATATAAATGAAGCTAGAGAACCAGTACTTTATATTGTATCATCTAAAGGATGGCTTTGTCATACTTGTCCATATCTAAGAATGGATAAGAATTCTGTTATAGTTCATTAAGTTTTAATAATATAATTTAAAATCAATGTTGGTTGCATGTTAACGTGAGCACTACCACTACCTGTTGTTCCTGTTTGTGACGTACTACCTACAGCACTTCCAGTAACATCAATACCAGAAACATTGTTGGTTGATCCTGTATATGGTGGGTTATTATAATCATGATCATGTGCAGGCATTTGTGCTTCAGTAAGACTTACTGCTTCAGTACCGCCACTAGCGCCTAGTACATCACCATCAATGCCGCCTACTCCGCCAGCACCAGTTAATCTATCAGCTGATGCTCCGCCCATATCATCTTGTCCAGCAATAGTACGACCACGTAAATCTGGCACATTAAAAGTTGTTGATCCGTCACCTGCTCCGTATACTTCTGCTAGTACTGTAAATAAGCCTGCGTATGTTGTTCTACTAATAGCTTGTCCATAACAAAGAAGCCAACCTGTTGGAGCACTTGCACCTGCAAATGACAGAACAGCCCCTGTTGGATTAACTCCTGCATCAACAGTTGCATCAACGTATGTTTTAACTGCTTTTTCTGTTGGAATTGACGAGTCACTAGCATCTGACATATCAGTATCTGTACTAATCTCGCTAACCGAAGCGCCTGATGCCAATTCAATTTCGCCTTCAATTTTTACGCCTTTAGTACCTTTAAATTTAAATTGTGGCTCTATTGAATCAGTTATATTATATTGTTGAATTCCACCTATACCGTCAGTGGCTGGATAATTTTTAGTATAACCAGCTACATACAATCTCTTTCCAGTATCAGCAAAAAATATTGATTGAACATAATCGCCCCAAGCTTCTGGCATACCTGTTTGTAGTCCATCTGAACCATTAGGATGATTAGAACCAGAAATCATTATAGAATCTGGAAATGGTGGGTTATAACCGTTAGATACAGTTTCAATTATATCAGCACCGAACGGTAACGAAGATTTAATATCATATTTAATCTGCATTTTATAACCATAAATTATACTATCATTAGATCCACCATGACTGAATAAACCAAACCATCTCCATCCATCGTCACTCACCCATATATCAATCAATGAGTCTTTCTCTAATCCTTGTGAATCATGCCATCTTTTTGTTGTGTAAATTTTAAAATCGTTATCTTCATCCCACCCTGGTCCGTTACCGTGCGACCCTGCACCGTTTGGTGTGTCGCGCCATGGAAATGATTTAATATCCCACGGTGTTGCCATTTCAAATTGTTTTACATACTGGGTAGATCCAGTATAAAGGAATCTACCATCGTTGCTTATTTTAAATTGTCCGCCATCTAGATAATACAATAATGAATACCCTGCTCCACCAACGCCACCGCCAGTACCTTCAGACCATTTGCCATTAAATGCACAAGTAGTAATATCCCACGGTGTTCCTAAATCATATTCAACAAGTTTAGTTGCTGAATGATAATGAGCACCAGTTCCTGGTGGGTTACTTCCTATACTATTACCAGTTAACATAAACATTTTAGTACCATCAGGTTTAAAATGTATTCCACCTATGTAGGCGTTACCAAAAGCACCACCAGAACCAAGTGAATTAATTTCCCCTGAAACATCAAAAGAGTTCCCAGCGGCTACTGTATTAGTAATCGTTGAAAGATCAAATGGTGTGCTTAAAGTAAATTGAACAATACGTGCATAATCAGGTAAAGCACCAGTCTCTTCATCTTGAGGAATATATATTTTAGTACCATCAGTACTCATAGCTATTGATTCTAACTTATACCCGTTTGGTTCAATAACATTACCTGTTAAACTTACATAGTGACTAAAAGTTGCATCTTGGAAATCATAAGGTGCAATCATCATTTTCGTAGTACCACCAACCCATATAGAACCTCCACCGTCAACATATAAATCTCTAATTTTCTTTTCAGCTGATCCTATGTCATACGTAGCATCTAGTGCCGGTATCATATGAGTCTTCATAGTACCATCTAAATTAATAGCACTATTAACACCATCAACTAGTACTGTTGAGTCATCACCAAATACAGACCCTGTAATATCTGTTTCAACATCTGTTACTGGTTCCCATCTTGAATTTGCATCAACCCAAGTAAGTACTTGGCCATCACTTGGTACCGCATTGTGTACATCTGTATGAGAACTTAATACTCCAGTACCTGTTAAGTATCCAGGAACTGTATGATCTCCCCAACCATATGCTGTATCCCAATTTCCTACTTTTGCATCAGTAAGAATATTAACGCCCATGTCAATGTCAAAACCACCTGCTGATAATCCTCCACCTAGTTGTGGACTTGTATCATTTACAATATTTGTACTTCCTGTAATTGTAAGATTACCTTCAGCGTCAGTAGCCGTTGTAACAGATCCTGCTCCAACAAACTTAACTGACTCTCCACTATTAATTGTGCGTATAGTTGAATCATCTGCGGCAATTTCTAATATGTTTGTAAGGTTTACTTGTAAATGACCTGCTCCGTCATCTCTTAAAATTGTACTACCTAAATGAATACTTGAACCATCTAAGTATAAATCTCTAAATTTGTGTGTTGCACTTCCTAAATCGTAAGCAATATTTGTATCTGGAATTAAGTGTGATGTTACAGCACCGTCAAGCATTACATCTTTACTATTGATAGTTGCGCCAGCTGGTGTAACAGCAAGATTAGTATCACCAATCATTGTTAGTTTAGCTTGAGTAGTTGTTGCACCTTCATATTTAAATTGAATGTCTGGAGCACCACCGTTACCTATTTGTGAATCTGAAATTGTATTTGCACTAGTTAGATCAAAAATTTCTGAACCTGTTGTTTCAGAAGTAACAGATGTTATTGAACCATCACTTACGGCAACAACTACTGTAAATGTAGGATGATTTCCAGATACTCCAGTAGCTACTGTTACACCAGTATATGTTCCTGGTGTACGAGTACCACTAGCCCCCCATTGTCCTGCAGGGGTATATTCTGTCATTGTAGAGCCTACTACAAATCCATCGCCACCGTGTAAAGCTAAATGTCCACCACCTACATGAATACGTGCTGGTTGATGAATAACTGGATTATTAGTAGCATCTATAGTGATATAAGCACGTTCTAAATATGTAGTTGCATACGGCGGATTAGTTACAGTTGTTCCTCCGCTTTCGCCTTGAGCCCTAAAGGCACCTACTTGTGTAGAATGATGCCAAATGTTTGAATAATACTGCCCGTCAAGAACTGTACCGTCTACATTAGGATTTTCTTGTCCTATATATAATCTACGTTTTCCGTCACCAGTAACAAGAGATGTTATATTATTAGACCACCCACCTGCAGGATCAGTACTATGCCCAGCACTTATAATAACATTGCCGTCGCCACCTTGGATAGTATCTCCTGCAAAAGCACCAATTAATACGTTGTTAGTTCCATCTGTTATACTATCGCCAGCTTTGTGACCAATAACAGTATTTTGATTTCCGCTTGTAACAGTTTTCCCTGCATCTTTTCCAATAAAAATATTACTATGAGCATTGTTTAATGTACCCGTTGTAGTATATCCTAACATTATACTATCTGCAAAATTAGGAGCATTAAATTTTACATCTGTTAAATCATTTATCTTTTTGGCTCCTGCGTATTCACCAGTAGCAACTCCTCCTGATGTATATGCAGTAAATCCAGTACCATCAAGTGGTACTGAAAGAACATCGTCTTCATACAATGCTAGTGTATTTGAAGTTAGTACATCAGCATAGTATTCATTACCATTAAGCTGAGTCATTCCAACTACATCTACAATAGTAACTGGAGTTCCTTCTGTAAAATCATGAACTGTATTTGTTGTAATAACTACTGGAGAAGTTTGGGTCGCCAAAGTTATTACTCTACTAACCCCACCCATTAATGCCGCAAGAGTTATACTACCAGAATGATTTCTAGTAATAGTCATATTCCCGCCAGCATGTAGCTCAATATCTTGATCAACGCTGTTGACATCTGTCAATCTTAAAGTTGTAGTTCCTACAGGAACTTCTAAGTTATAATTAACGTCTATTTTAAATGAATCTGTGGCCGCTGAAGCACCCGTCCAAGCCACTCCTGCACCTCTACTGATGCTCAAAGTATCAGTTACGGCATCAGCCTCAATAGTATGCTCTAGTGTTGTACCGTCTGTAGAGTACAACTTGATGAATCTAAAAAAATCGTAAAATGCTGTCATTCGGATTTGTCCCTATCGTTATACATATTTATTAAATATTGTTCATGCTTGTAATAGGGAACGGAGAGAGTAGAAAAGATATTGACATCAACAAATATGGTGGCATAAAGGTTGGTTGTAACGCAATTTTCAGAGACTTTTATGTAAATCATTTAATTTGTTGTGATCGCCGTATGGTTGAAGAAGCACAAAAAGAACGTAACTACGGTTCTATCTATACTAGGGCTGATTGGATAGACCAATTTAAATTATGTGGGCTAGTTCCAATACTTCCATATAAAGGCAATACAAGACTTGACGATCCATGGCATTGGGGTAGTGGACCTTATGCAGTATTATTAGGGGCCAGCATATCTACTAAATGGAGTGGCAACCCTGAAGTACATATGATTGGGTTTGATTTAGATTCCGAAAATAATACTGTTAATAACATATATAAAGGCACAGAGAATTATAACGATGCAGATTCAAGTCCAGTAGATCCTAGTTACTGGCTTTACCAAATTGACAAAGTATTTGAGTATTTTCCTATGGTACAATTTTACTATTATAATAATAAAGAATGGCCAACAGAACACAAGAATGTATGTAATAAAATGTTAATTGAATTTGAGATAGACAATGAGACCACCTAAACCTAGAAATTTTGATGCATTTCCAACACTAATCAGTAGTTATGATTTAAAAGGTCACGAGTGTGAGCAAACTGTAATTGACATGATTGAAACTTATGAAACAGGTAATCATGCTTTAATACGTGAAGGACAAAGCAGTTATATTACTGGCAACGAAATGTTTTTAAATGATAAGAGGTTAGTTAGTTTTTGGAAAACAATACAATCTTGTTGTGATGAATATTCTGAAGAAACTGGTATTGATTACACACTTATTTCTACAAGTTGGTTTAATAAACTAGCGAAGTATGGCTCAGTAGATTCTCATAGACATGAGAGAAGTGTTATTAGCGGAGCGTACTATCCTAAATGTGAAAACGGAAGTGCACCTTTAATATTTGAAAGTCCATTAGAACATTATGCAATGAATATGAGTTTTATTAAACAAACAAGATTTAGTACATACTCAGAAGTTTTTGTACCAGCTGATGGATTATTAATATTATTTCCAAGTTGGTTAAAACATTCAGTTCCGCAAACCCAAAGTGAGAAGCGTTACACAATAAGTTTTAATACAATTCGAACAGCAGACAAAGGACATCTTGCTACTGTAAAAGATTATAGAAGGGAAAAACATGAGAGCTAATCTTCCAGAAGGTCCATTTAATAAAGTAGAATTTAATTTGTTTCCAACTTTAGTACAAGTATTCTGCTTTGAAAACCATCCTGCTAATCCAGGTATTATTGAACTGATGGATAATTTTGAAGAAACATCATCATGGCCAAAAGACGTAGGCAAAGGTAAAACAAGTAGTATGCATTATGATCCAGTCGGTAAAGTTCATCGAAGTACAAATTGTTTAGACTTACCCGAGTTTGCAAAGTTAAAACGAGATATTGAAAACTGTTTAAATGATTATACTAGGACACTTGGAATGGAAGGTGTTGAACTTACGAAAAGTTGGTTTAATATTCAAGAAGCAGACGGACATGTTAACGAACATAGACACGATTTTAGTATTGTAAGTGGAGCATACTATCCGTATGTTGACGAAGGTAGTGCTCCTATTGTTTTTAAGAATCCAAATTTAGGACCAAAAATGCACGAAGTACATGATCGGGCGACAGAGTTTACTGCTGACATAATGGAGTTTCATCCAAGATCTGGTATGCTAGTTTTATTTCCAAGTTGGTTATATCATCGAAGTTATCGCAATAAAACAGAAAAACGACTAACGATTGCTTTCAATACAAGACATCTTCAAGTATGCTATCATGATTTGGAGAATCCGCACCAATTTAAATAGTTGACAAGTAATGCAAAAGACTATATAATACAAACATGAGGACTTAAAAATCGTCGACCCTCTTTAAATACTCCGCCGATTAATTAAAAGGAGAAAAAAAATGAAGTACAAAAGTACAAAAACATACGGTAACGAAAGAGGATTAAGTTGTACCTTCCGCCAAGCAAAAGCAACTCACAGTCATTGTTCATTAATACACGGATATAGTTTAGGATTTCGATTTGAATTCGAAGCTATTGAACTTGATGATAAAAATTGGGTTTATGACTTTGGCAATTGTAAATGGATCAAACAATATTTAGAAGACACTTTTGATCATAAATTTGCAGTTGACAAAAATGATCCTAATGTGGAAGACTTTATGGCATTAGATAAAAAAGGACTTGCAAAAGTAGTTTTAATGGACGGTGTTGGTTGTGAGAAATTTGCTGAACATGTCTTTAATTATGTAGCACCATTAGTTGAAGAAGATACAGGCGGTCGTGTAAGACTTTCACTTGTTGAAGTTTTTGAACACGGTAGTAATAGTGCAATAGTGGAAAAATAAATGCGTGAACAGTTTTGGAAAGAACTAAACGAAGCTCGTAAAAACAACCAGGTCAAACATTGGCCTGGTATGTTTCCTGAAGCAAGTATTATTAACTTTGAAACAATGCTAACTATTAATCAGTATGTTTCTAGAGTTACTAATCATGATACTGTCATGGATCAATATAGTAGTCACTTGCCTGGGATCGAAACCCATAAAGAGATAAAATCCTTTTATATAGAATTTTTAGATAACTATGAACCTTATCAAACTGAAACTATAATTAATTGTTCTTTGTTTTGGAGTTTATCGGATAAACACCATTCAATTTATATGCATCGCGATGAAGAAACTGTACTATTAATTCAAGGTGTTGGTGAAGTTGCTTATGCATTATCAAATGAAGAAGCAAGTAAAAACAGCTTAATTCAAATAAAAACTGGTGATGCATTATTGCTTCCTAGACTAATACCACACAAATCTATTCCATTAGAACCAAGAGTTACATTAAGTATTGGGGCGATGTCATCTAAGCCGGCAATGGCTACACAACCGCTAAATTAAGGAGAACTTTATGGCAAATTATGTTGTATGCCTAAAGCACGGCGACAAATATAGTGCAGAGTATGTTAATATTTTGCACAATATGGTTTCAAGGCATCTAACTATACCTTTTAACTTTGCTGTCTTTACAGAAAATGGTGCAGGTATAAAATCCGGTATAGAAATTCATCCATTACCTGCAATTCCAAATATTAGTGGTTGGTGGTATAAACCAATGTTTTTTAATCCAGGACTAGCTATAAAAGGAACAATTCTTTACATAGACTTAGATGTTATTATTTTTGATAATATCGATAAGTTGTTTACATATAAACCTGGCGAATTTTGTGTTATACGAGATTTTAATAGATGCGTCCAATCTAATTGGGATAGGATGAATTCAAGTATTATTCGATTTAATACAGGACAACATAGTCAAGTATATGAACGTTTTATGACTGATCCAAAATATCATGCGGCAAGATACCACGGAGATCAAGATTGGCTATATGCTAATGTAAAAACAGATTTTAACTTTTGGCCTGACGAATGGATCCAAAGTTATAAATGGGAGATGCGGGGCAAACCTGAAATGTCTAGAATAACTGGAAAACGGAATTTTGCTACACCGGGCGAACCCAAAATACTGCCCGAAACAAGTATTGCAGTATTTCATGGTGATCCAAATCCAAAAGATTCAATAGATCCGTGGTGCAAACAAAATTGGTATTAATTTTGATTGACACGTAACCCGAACTATGCTATAGTAATATAGTATGAAAAGAATGTTTAAAAATACTAAAGTAAAATATCTTATTTTCTTCCTAGCAGTACTTGTATTAAGTATTGTTTCTTTTGGCGTGGGCACTTTCAAACCAAACTATTTTATTCTTAATAAAATAACAGAACGTATAGAATTAGAACAATCTAAGACAGCAATTAAATTAGGGTTACACGAACCTGAATTTGTTTATAATAGTAAAAAGACATTTACTGAAGCAGTACGACAATGTGTTCAATATTTAAACTTTACAACACCACATAGTTTACGAATTCCATCTTTAATTGTAGAAGCTCAAGCAGGACTAGAATCAGGTTGGGGTACTAGCCGATTTGCAATAGAAGGTAATGCGTTATTTGGCGTTAGAACATGGAATCCTAAATTACCTCAAATGAAACCTAAAGATAATCCAAACGCAATATGGGGTGTTAAAGTATATAAATCTAAATGTCAGTCAATTAAAGATTATATAGACTTATTGAATACACATTCAGCATACGAAGAATTTAGAATTTTAAGAGAAGAAATGATGGAAGATAGGTCATACGATTTTAATGCGTTAGTTGATACATTAGATTTATTTTCAACAAACCCAGATTATACTAATTTATTAAAATCTACAATTAAAAAATTACTAGAAGAAGATAAGTAGATATATGAAAAATTTCTTAAAATGGCATAAAGGCAGAATAACTTGGTTTAAAGAAAAAACTGGTATTTCTGATTATGGTCTATTATGGTATACATTTGTTAAAGGTGTAATAATAGGTATAATAATTATGCTAATAATTGGTTGTGAAAAACAGCCAAAACCTACATTAGGTGCCGCAGGCAAAATAATTGACTGTATGTTTAAACCTAATGATGCATGGTGCATAGAACAGAGAGAAAAACAAAAAAATGCGAATTAATTCATCAGGATTGTTTATGGCTAATGTTCTTCGATCTGTAGGAACTTTATCCACAGAAACTCTAAAAAAGGTAAAATCGATAGCAAAAGTAAAATTGGATAAACATCGATTACAAGAAAAGCTACCTTTTGAACTAAAACGCACACCTAAGGACCCAGGCAATAAAGTCGATTTTATAGCCTAAGGGGTTATTCTACATAAATATACATACGACATAATTTAAAGGAGACAACCGACTATGATTAATTGGTTTAAAAAACTGTTTTCAAATAAAACTGAAGACGCCCCAGAAGTTGAGGAATCAGCTATTCGACATTGGTCAGAAAAGACTATGGGTTCAACAGTAAAAAAGGTTACAGCGAAAGCCAAAAAAGCGTTTACTAAAACTGAACTTTCTAAAATGACTAAAAAAGATTTAGAAACTTTAGGAAGAAAGCACGGTATTGAGCTAGATAGACGACTTGTTAAGTCTAAACTTGTGTCGCAATTGCATAAAAAACTATAGGAGTAATTATTATGATTGATTGGATCAAAGAAAGATTCGCAGAACGCACATCTTGGAACGGCATCATTATTGGCGGAGCCGCATTAATTGTTATTCTAGGTATCATGCCATTATCTTCAGTTATTATCTGGGGTGCATTGGCTTGGGGTGCTTATAATATTTGGAAATCTGAATAATCTAGATTACCGATAGTTTGATCGATGTTACATTTTGCTAATATCGATCATACTATCCACTCTTAAATTTAATCTTTTTCGTTGTTCAACACCACGCTTTTGGGCAAAGCGTTTAGGATTGCATTTTGGACAAACATGCGTATAATCATCGCTTAATCTCTTAGGATCGATACGTCCTTTATCTCGTATAAATTCTTCTTTACAATTATCACACTGAAAAATTACTATAGTCTTTTTACGTTTATAAGGGTGGTGATCGCCTTTTACGCCCCTACGCATAAAGTATTGAATAGTCTGTTCTGTTCGTATAAACATATAACTATTTATAATTACATTAGGATTCTAGACTATTTGATAAATATAACTAACAAAGGAATTAGGAGCCAATGACAGATATCGTAACATTAACACCGTCGGCTAAAGAGCATATGAATAAAATGCTTTTAGACAATAATAACACCGTTGTACGCCTTTCTATGAAGGGTGGAGGATGTGCAGGAATGCAATATGATTGGAGTTTATCAGACGAGGTTGAAGAGAAAGATGAAGTTATTGAATTAGATCATGGAAATTTTTGTATAGATGCAATGAGTCAAATGTATTTGATAGGTACTACAATTAATTATAAAAAAGAAATTTTTGGATCATTTTTTGATATTGAAAACCCAGCAACTACATCAAGTTGTGGTTGCGGTGAATCGGTAGGATTTTAAAGTATGTCAAAACAAAATATTAATATAGGTGTAGAAGGTAACGACGGTACTGGTGATAGTATACGTGAATCGTTTCGTAAAGCTAATGAAAACTTTACAGAACTTTATGCTGTATTTGGACAAGGTGGTGCAATATCATTTAGAGCATTAAGTGATGTTCCTGATGCCTTAGGCGCATACAAGATTCCACAATCAAATGAGGCCGGTGATCAAATATTTATGAAAACCTTAACAGGTGGCTTAGGTATTACAATTGATTCACTAGCAGACGACAAAATTATAGTTAGCAATACCGGAACAATTATCAATACTGATAAAACTCCGTCATTAGGTGGGCCATTGAATGCGGCAAACCAAGCTATTGCAAATCCAAATATT